GAATTTGCAAATTGGATTAAAAACCGAATAGATAAATATGGTTTTATTGAAAATCAAGATTATGAGGTTTTTGACAATTTTATCAAAAACCCTAATGGAGGGCGTCCCTTAATAGAATATGCATTGACCATAGATACAGCAAAAGAAATCGCTATGGTAGAGGGGAATGAAAAAGGCAAAATGGCACGCCAATATTTTATTGAGTGTGAGAAGCTACTAAGGGCAAAAGAACAAGCACACCACGCTCAAATTCCCCAATCATTCTCAGAAGCATTGCGATTAGCAGCAGAGCAAGCCGAGAAGATAGAAGAGCAACAAAAGCAACTGCAAGAACAAGCCCCAAAGGTATTATTTGCCGATACTGTGATAGGTTCTCAATCGTCCTGTCTTATTGGTGAACTTGCTAAACTCATCACTCAAAAAGGTTATGAGATAGGCGAAAAGAGGTTATTTAAGTGGTTACGAGAAAATCACTATTTAGGTAAAAAGGGCGAATATTATAACATTCCTAACCAGCAATACATTGAGCAAGGACTATTCGAGTTAAAGAAAGGCACACGCTCAGGGAATAGCGGAGTAATGCATACAACCATAACGCCAAAAGTAACAGGCAAAGGGCAAGTGTATTTCGTGAATAAGTTTCTAAGAACACTATAAAAGAATTGTAATGTAGCCATTGTGCACCCCGATAGGCAAGCACTCACGTTCGAGCCGTGAGCGGGGGCTAAGATTACTTAAATGTCTAAAACCCGTCTAAAAAATAGGCTATTAAAACAACAAAACAGTATCGCAAACAACACAACTACCTAATAACCAACCACTACCAAATGGCTAAAAAGCCGTCTAATTTGTTTAACCCGATTTGAAGGAGATTGAGTGCGCATAAATCTTTATCAAATCTCTAATTTCAAATCAAAATGAATGAGTATAAGAAATTTTTGCAACAAAAGCAAAAGGCAAAGGAGCATAAGGGGTTTACTCCACTACCGATGAACCCTAAACTATTTCCTTTTCAGCAGCATATTGTTGCTAAAAACATTCTCAAAGGCAAACACGCTGTATTTGCTGATTGCGGACTGGGAAAGACAGTAATGCAGCTGGAAACTGCTACCCAAATCGTAAGACACACCAATAAACCTGTGCTTATACTTGCTCCTTTGGTGGTGGTAGCACAGACCAAAAGAGAAGCAGAAAAGTTCGGTTTTGACCTTGATAAGGTAACGATTACCAACTTTGAGAATTTGCACAATATCAATCCGCAAGAGTACGCAGGGCTGATCGTCGATGAAAGTTCGATAATGAAGAACTTTGAGGGACAGATAAAAAAGCAACTATTTGAGTATTTCCACAATACCCCTTACAAGTTTGCTTTTACCGCTACCCCATCGCCAAACGACCCTATGGAACTGGCTAATCACTCGGAGTTTTTGGGCTATCAAAGCAGGTTAGGAATGCTCGCTACCTACTTTATCAACGACCAAGACCATACAAGCAAATGGCGACTAAAAGGACACGCTGTAGAGAAGTTCTATCAGTTCGTATCAAGTTGGGCGGTAATGCTCACCAATCCTGCTGATATAGGTTACCCAATGCAAGGGTATGATTTATCAGAGGTGATTTACAAGGAGCACCAAATCATCACACAAAACGATTTTAGCAATGGTTTATTATTTCCTGATATGGCAGTATCGGCTGCCGATTTCAATAAAGAATTAAGGCGTACTAAGAAGCAACGTATCGCAAAAGCTATTGAAATCGCTAATACTGACAATGAGCCTCATATCGTATGGGTAAAACTCAATGATGAAAGCAAGGAGGTAACGGCAGGCATTCGTGGAGCAGTAGAAGTGTCAGGAAAAGACGAACCAGAGGATAAGGCACAAAAGCTGTTAGACTTTGTAGACGGTAAATACAGAGTTTTGGTTACTAAACCTCAAATAGCAAAATACGGACTAAACTTTCAGCACTGCCTGCATCAAACCTTTATGAGCCCTGACTTCTCCTTTGAAGGCTTTTACCAAGCAGTAAGGCGTTCGCACCGTTTTGGAAAAAAAGGCGATGTAACGGTGAATATCATCACTACCGACACAATGCAGAACGTTATGAGCACAATAAGAGATAAGGAAATACAATTCAAACAAATGCAAGAACTAATGATTAAAAACCAAGAAATATGCAAACACCTACATTCAGAGCCATACACGGCGATTGCGTAGAGGAGGTAGCTAAACTCCCTACCGATAGTATAGATTTCTCAATATTCAGCCCCCCATTTGCCGAATTATACGTTTATTCAGACGACATTCGTGATATGGGCAACTGTAAGGATTACGATGAGTTCTTTGTACATTTTCAATTCCTTGTGAAAGAGTTAGCAAGAGTGGTAAAAAGCGGGCGATTAGTAGCCGTACATTGTATGGATTTGCCCGCAATGAAAGGCAAAGACGGATATATAGGGCTCAAAGACTTTTCAGGGATGCTCATTCAGTCTTTCCAAAAAGAGGGATTTATTTACCACGATAGGGTAACGATTTGGAAAAGCCCAGTAGTAGAAGTAACCCGTACCAAGTCTATCGGATTGCTTCATAAAACAATCTTAAAAGACAGCAGTATGTCACGCACAGGAATACCCGATTACATCTTAGTATTTCGCAATGCAGGCGATAACTTAGTGCCAATCACACACCAAGTAACAGATGAGAAACAAGAGAATTACCTACCTGTGAATTTATGGCAAAAGTATGCAGAGCCCGTATGGTATGACATCAATTACTCCGATACCTTGCAATACACCAGCGCACGTGATGAGAAAGACGAAAAGCATATTTGTCCCTTACAATTAGAAACCATTAGGCGTTGTTTGCATTTGTGGAGCAATGAAGGCGAAACCGTATTAAGTCCGTTTGGAGGTATAGGAAGTGAAGGACACGAAAGTTTAAGACTAAAACGCAACTTTATAGGGATAGAACTCAAGCCTTCTTATTACAACCAAATGCAAAGGAACTTACAACGAATGATTGACGACCTCAATCAAACAACCTTATTCTAATATTTCATTCATTTGTCTCCCCTTGTCTTTGGCGAGCGTTATTATTTGGCGTGCCATTGTACAAATAGCAAGCTAAGGGCAATGGGAGTTTTTTTTAATACCTACACTATGGAACGAGAAACATTTGTTTTTTACAAAGATTGGTTGAATGTTATTCGGGATTTGCCAAGTGAGGTTCAGTTGGAAGTTTATCAGGCTATTACGGAATATGCCATATATGGTAACTTGATTGAACTAAAACCACTTGCAAAAGTAGCATTCGGATTTGTAAAACAAACGATTGATAGGGATACACAAAAGTATGTATCAATCAAAGAAAAGAGAAAAGAAGCAGGAGCGAAAGGAGGAAGACCGCTGAAAACCAATGAATTAGAAGAAAGCAAAGAAAAGCAAAAAAACCAATTGGTTTTTGAAAAAAGCAAAAAAAGCAAATGCCCCCTTAATGTAAATGTAAATGTAAATGATAATGATTTATATAAACAAACAAACAAACAAGCGGGTGCGCACGAAGAAAATCCTGAATCCGAAAAACAGCCCCTAAACGCTTACGAAGACTTCAAAGGAAACTTACCAGCACTCGAAGCTTGGTTCGCCAAACGTTGGAATGATGCTAAGAAACATTACAAGGCAGGAGTAATTGGAAAAGTTGCTATACTTGGACAGTCTAAGTTAAACCTCATTGATGTTGCTAAAACATACACCCAACGAGAGATTGATTTAGCCATTAAAGGCGTTTTCATTCAGAAAGAGATTTACCCACAGTTCACCCTATCACCTGACAAAATGTTAGAAGCAGACCATTTTAGCAAGTTTTACAACGCAGGACTTACAAATACCCAACTCTATAACGAAAGCCCACAGAAAGGGCAAAAAAACAGCAAAAGAGAAGTAGCACGCAACGTAGGCGACTTGTAGAATGTAACTAACAACTAAAAACCGACAAAAATGAACAAAAACACAATCGACTTAGACATCGCAATGCGTCGGCTTGCATACCTCGCTAAACGCAAAGGAAATGCCGATGATAAAGAAGCGTTCAACTCCGTACTGAAGTTTATCAATGCAACACAAGAATACCAGACAGAAAAGTACCCTTTGATATCAAGGTTATTCTGCTTTGTATTCCTAAACCGCTATTTATTCGCTAAAGAAAAGGACGAAAAAATAACAGCCAGCGGCATATTAGCACACGTGCACCAAATCGTTCAAAAACCCCTTGAATGGTGGATAGACGATATAGCCGAAAATACTAAGATGATGCGATACGAAACCGCTTATAAAGACTATAACGAAGCCCTAAGAGAAGCTAACAGAATAGCCGAAGCAAACAAAACACCAGCAGAGCAAACCACAAGCCTAAAAGACGAATATCGCTCACAAGATATATCTCGCATTGTAGAGGCAAAAAACAACATCGTCAAAGAGCGAATGGCAGATTGCATCGCTGTTTTGCAAAAAGAGTACAAACGTGAAGATATAGGGTATTTTATCAAATCAGAAATCACTAAATTATTGCTATTATGTCGCTAAAAGTACAAGAAATTGAGGAAGGTGTAGAGCTTTCTCCTTTCGATGATTTATGGTTCGCCCGCGAGTACGAAAAGGCGTATATACCGCTCGATAAACCCCTCCCACCGCCCGAAACACTTATCAGCATTGGAGAGCATCAGTACAAAGGCAATTACTACCCTACAACAGTGATGACAGCAGGCAGTTTCAGCGTAATAGCCGCACCAAGTAAGAGTAAGAAAACACTCTTTAAAACGCAACTATGCGCTACCTATATCGGAGGAAATGCCTCATATCGATTTCCTTTATTATGCTCTCATCGAAAAAATGATGATTACATCTTAGATTTTGACACGGAGCAATCAGAGTATTATGCTCAGCGGACTTTTAAAGGTGTTGCCGAAGTAGTAGGTACGATATATCCCCAGTACCTAACATTCAAAATATGCCACCTCGCCGCTGAGGAGCGTGTAGCATTCATTGACAAGGCATTAGAGAGATATAAGGGCAAAATGAAGATGGTGTTTATCGATGGTATAGCCGACCTTATGAATGATGTAAATAACCTCGAATGGAGTAACCAAATCGTACATAAACTTATCAAGTGGGCAGACCAGTATAAGATACATATATGCACAATTATTCACGTAGCCTATGGGGTAACAAAAGCCACCGGACACTTAGGAAGTGCCGTCACCAAGAAAGCAGAAACAGTCTTTTTGCTCAAGCCAGACGAAAATAATAAGGATATAGTAGAAGTACTACCGCAATACACACGAGGCTACCCGTTCGAAGCCTTTAAGTTTATGGTAGATAGCAGCGACTTTACGATTTACCCTTATGATGAATTTACAGGCACAATGGCAAAACCAACGTACAACGTACCAAGAATGCCCACACAAGAGCGGAGCAATAACGCAATACCCACCGCATCGCCTAATGAAGCATTTGCAAAAAAAGAGCCTGAAGACGATGTACCATTTTAAACCGAACACAAAAACACCCAAAAATGAACAACAACAGATTTTTAACAGAACTCCGTGCAAGAGGGCTAAATATAACCCCACAAGAAGCACAAACCCTAATGAATATCGCAATTGCCGAACACGACAAAGCAGTTGTAATGCCCGTACTCAAACGTGAGAAGATAGCCCATTACGCTATCCTTGCCCTATCGTATGCCGATAGCCTCAACGAACTAATGCACGGAATTGACGACACCAAATTTAGCCACGAATTTAAACTCGCCTTTCGTAGGCTAAAACTATATAGCGGCGAGGCTGTGAAACAATTCAAAAAAACAATGAAAGACGACAAAGTGCTAATTGATGCCTTTGAGTCGTACTCTAATGACTTATCGGAAATGATATACCAGCACTTAGACGTGATTAACGAAAAGTATAAAGAACAATGAAACAAAAAAAAGATAGAAGTATTTGCTTTAAAAGAGGTGATAAAGTAAGAATTATCAATCTGAATAAGGATGGGGTAATTATTAGTATTGCTTACATTAGTTATGAATCTCTAAGTTACAATGTGGAAGTTTGTGGATCTACAGTTGTAGTAAATATAAAAAATTTAGAAAAAATATAGAACAATGAAAAAACAATCACCACAAGAACAAGAAGTAGTCGAGTTATTCGAGTACGCAGCACGCAACCTCATTAAGGAGTTTTGCCAAAAACAGGACCTACAATTTGAATTTGACAATTACGATGTAGGTATGGGCATTATATGCTTATCCGATTACTTCTTCAATATTGAAGATATATACTTCGATATGAAGCACAACAAACCCAAAGGAAAGATACTGCAATGGTACGATTACGTATTAATGCACGAGTCCAACATAAATTACCGCTCCTACTGTATGGGGCTTAGAGAAGAATTAAAAACTAAAGACAAATGAGCACTTTACATTTAACACTAAAAAAGCAGTGGTTTGATATGATACTCTCAGGGGAAAAGACAGAAGAGTATCGAGAAATCAAGCCTTATTGGACAAATCGGTTTTATTCAAAGAAGTACCATTACATCTGTTTTCGCAACGGATATGCCCACAACGCTCCTCAATTCACTATTGAATTGAAAAGTATAACACCAAGTATTGGCAAACCCGAATGGGGCGCAGAAGAGGGTAAAAATTACTTTGTACTAAGTTTAGGGAAAATTATTGATACTAAAAATATTGACAAATGAATAAAGATACTTTAATGGTAGAAAAAATCAAAGAATCTGTATTAAAAGATATAACAGAAAAACAAAAAGCAGGAAAATCTATCTTAGAAATATTAGAAGAAAGTAGAGGTTTTACAATAACAAATACCTACTACAACAACAATTTTGTAAATTTAAATAAAAACAATGAAAACAATCCAAGAACTTGTTCCACTTATCCAAGAGTGGGCAAAAGAAAGAGAAATCTATGAGCAACTAACCCCCTTTGATGAACTCCTCAAAACCCACGAGGAGGTTGGAGAACTTATCAAAGCGTGTTATGACAACGACCGCCCCGCTATTCAGGACGCCATAGGCGATGTAATGGTAACCCTCATTAATTACTGCTATATGGAAAGAATAGACGTATTAGAGCAAATCAATGATGTTTTGAATTTTGAAAGAAAGCGAGCAGATGGCAAAGTAGTGTTAGCATTAAGCATTCAAGATAGTTTAACTCGTCTAATGCACGCTAATTTTAGATTGTTAGGGATAGGAGGAGAAACGCCCTTTTTGTATTTTTATGAAATCATTACTATAATTGGTTATTTAGATGATATAGCTTTCTTAGAAAATACCACCCTTGAGGAGTGCCTAAATATCGCCTACAACGAAATCAAAAACAGAAAAGGTAAAATTATTAACCATAAATTTGTGAAAGATGAATACCGAAAATAACAAAAAGGACTTTAAGCTAAGAAAATTTTCGTTGGAATTTGAACCCGGCTATTCTTGGGAAAAAGAGTCTGAAAAACAAAAAGATAGATATGAGGGATATGTAAAATTCAGCAATGACCTAAGAGAAGATTTTGTATTAAAAGTTGATGATGATATTTCATTGCAAATAGTAAAAATCATAGCCAATAAACTCGCTGAAAATACCGAAAGCCTTGTAAAAAACATTACTAACTGCATAAATAACGGAAAAGAATGAAAATCTACATCTCAGGAAAAATCAGCGGCACAGACCTCACCAAAACCCGCAAACGCTTTGCTGCTGTAGCCAAAGCAACGAAAAGATTAGGCTATGAGCCCGTGAACCACTTAGAAAACGGACTATCAGAGCACGACAGCTGGGAAGCACATATGCTTAAAGATATTGTCGACCTACTACAATGTAAGGCTATCTATATGCTACAAGGCTGGCAAGACAGCAAGGGTGCGTGTATCGAGCACTATATCGCTACCAAAATAGGAATGCCTATAATGTATGAGATAGAGCGGCCTATAATGGACGAAAATGAGTAATTCACAAAGGCAAAGGGTATAACACTACCTATTGCCTTTTTTTGCAAAAAAATAATTACATAACTACCTAATAAACATACACTTACAGCAAAATGTTGTATTTACAACAAAATAAATATAAAAAAACAAGCAAAACGCTTGCGTAATTAAAATGATTACCTTATCTTTGCAGTGTAAAATTAAAACAAGTAATAACAATTTAAACATTCAAACAAAAATGACAACAACAGACAAAAACAACGTTACTAATACTACTTACAATGTAGTATTCAATGATGATAATAATTCTAATGATAAAGGCTTCGAGCAAACATTAGAATATTGCAAGAACTACATTCAATCATTCAACGGTACTAATCACAGCTACTTCGAAGACTACAAGGGGGGTATAGTACAAGTCGTTTGTAATGAAACTGGCGATGTGGTATATGAAGAAGAAGTTATTTAACAATTATTTTACTACAAAATGAAAACAGAAAACAAAACATTCAGAGTAACCTACACCAAGTATATAGGCGGTAATGGTACAATAATAGTAAAAGCAAAAGATGAAATGCAAGCGATTAATAATGCAAAATATCTTTGTGCAACTGGCAAGGATTTCAGAGAGCCTCAACAAATAGATGATAGTTTATATACAAAACCAAGAAAACAGGGCTTTCATGGTAGACAATAATTAAAAACAAGCCCCTAACACTACATTAGGGGCTTACTTGTAAAATTAAAACAATTCTAACGATTTAAAATCACTTAGAATTAGTGCAAAATTATAAAACTTATGAGCAATAGCAAACTTTTCGAATTAAAAATGCCTAAATTTTTACTGGCAGCAGAACCTTCACAAATGCCAAGCGGATTTCATTACATCTATTCACCTCACTACTTATCATTGGTATTGATAATTAGAGAGCGCACACAGCAGGTAATTCTCAATAATGAATTACGAAGCAAGCCACAGAAGTTATACAACTACAATGATAATGAGCAATTCAGATTGGTAGTACTGCAAAATAATATACAGCAAACAGGAGGTATCTTATCTCCGGAAATATCCGAAACGCAATTCTTAGATGAAGCGTGGCAATGGTATATTAATAACTTAGCAAAACAACAACAATAACTATGACACCGCACGACAAGGTAATGTATATCATTCAGCAATTAGAACTATCCGATAGCAAGGTAGCAAGAGCAATTCAGAAGAGTACATCAGCAGCTACACACAAGAGAATGAAGCTTAGAGACAACAAGTTTACAGAAGAAGATTATCAGAATATCAGAGCCTTTTACCTCGAAAAGCTTCGTAATATTGAGAATTTAGAAGCGTAGAAGTAACATACAATCATTTAATAGAAAGCCGTTAGTGTGATACTAACGGCTTTCATATTAACAGCCGTTTTGCCCCGTCAAAATGACTATGTAAAATGACTATGCAAAATGCTGGTAAACAAATAATTATATCAATTTTTTGTAGTAATAGTTTAAAGTTTTTCGTATCTTTGCAGCCGAAATTGTAAAACAATAAATTATAATGAATACCCTAATACTTGCATCACAAGGAATTACACCCAAAAAGACTATTACAAGCCTTGAACTTGTAGAGCAAATCAACCTATTCAGAAAAGAAGAAGGTAAGGAAACGGAACTACAACATAAGACTATGCTGGCTATTATCCGAGACGAATTTGAAGAAGAAATAGGTCAGCAAAAAATTTTGCCGACCTATTATAAAGACCAATGGAACAGAGAACAACCTATGTTTGAACTCTCTATCGCACAAGGAAAGCAAGTACTACTTCGTGAAAGTAAATTTGTTCGCAAGCGTGTAGTAGAGTGGTTGGAACGTTTTGAGGAAGCAAACAAACCAATGACAGCAGGAGAAATACTAATGGCTCAAGCACAAGGAATGATAGCCTTAGAAAAAGCACAACAAGCACAAGCTGAGCAAATAGCCTTGCAAAATGAGCGTCTCACCAAGATAGAAGCTAAAATCACCACCAAAAACGAAGATTATTTTACCATATCAGGATACAGCAATATCATAGGTAAAAGAGTACCCTTACAGTTAGCTATATCATTAGGAAGAAAAGCTGCAAAAATATGCGTACAACGTTCTATACCTATGGGTAATGAATATGATGCCAAATACGGCTTCGTTAAGAGTTATCCTACTGAAGTATTAAAAGAAATATTTGAAACAAAATAGACTACTATGAAACACCAAGAAAGCACACTCCAAACCGCCTGCGTGCGCTGGTTCAGATACCAATATCCGCACCTCGTTATATACGCTGTTCCTAATGGGGGCAGTCGCAATGTTCGTGAAGCGCAACGT